ACCTTCTTGAAACATAGTCATTTGTTGTCCGTACATTACTTATCCCCTTGAGTAAATTTATCTAATGTTTTTATTTTTCTTAGAATTTCAATAGCTCCTTGAGCTTTATGAAGTAAAACTACATCATCGGATTGTTCTAGTATTCTATGATGCTGTTCAATTGTAAAATCTATATAGTTACTGAAGTGTTGCCATTGTCGGCGGTTGTTCAGTAGGGGCTTGAGCTTCTCTAGGAGTTCCTTGTGGTCCTTGTTGTTGTTCATTGCCAGTAAATCCTTGTTCTTGCGGAGCAGGTGCTTGTCCTGTTCCTATCGTACCGCCACCAGTTCCTGCTGTATCTTGTGGATTCATACCTGCTGGTACTTGTTGTGGCTGTTGAGGTTGTGGCTGTGTAGCCTGAAACTGTTTTAAAAGCTCTGCCTGTATTGCTGCTTCTTCCATACTGTTTGTAACTTTTTCTGGATCAAGACCTAATGACTTAGCAATCTCTGCAATCACGTAATGAAACTTAGCAAAAGGTGCAAGAGCAGGATTACTTGCAATACCCAAAAACTGCATGAGCCGTTGACTACGAACTTCGTTAGCCATGAGACTTTCAACGCCACGAGCCTTTACCTCAAGATCACCCTTAATGTCAGAATCAAAATCAAACTGCATGTTAAACTGAAAGAAACCCTGTCCTAATGGACGTAACAAATAATCATCTACATTTTTAATTACACTTTTTACTGCACCTGCTGCTGCATTCATTAGCATACTGATGCCACTTGCGGTACGTCCCGTACCACTTACACCAGTTTGTCCATGTGCAAACGAAGGAAAACCCGTGCTTTCGTCGGAAAGCTGACGGGCCTTATCAAATAACTGCATATTTTCATTACTTACATTTGGAAACTTTGTTCCAAATATAGCCTGTCCGGGTGCGCCACCCTGCCGCCTAAACACTTTGCCGGGATATAATGCTAAGTCCTGTCCCGGCACCAGATTTGTTTCATCTACTTCAACAATTAAATTACCCGATAGTACAGCATTATCTACTGCCATACGCATAAATCCATTCATTAATGTTTGAGTATCGTCCATATTTTCGGCAATACCCACACCAAAAAAACTATAAGGATTAAGCTCATAAGGCACCGCCATGTAAGGAATACGTACAGGCTTAAACGGATTTAAAACAAGTCGTATTACTTTATTATTGCATAACCAAATGTTTGCCTGTAGTTGATCTACATCTTCAAGCTCTTCGGGTATATCTAGTTCTTCTAAATTAACAACATCTTTATCAATAATACCCCAGTACTCTAATACCTCAAACCTTTCGATACTATGTTGAATTTCATAATCTGCAAGATCATCTTCCCACGATTCTTTTGTGTAAGATTCTCCCATAGTAATACATTCGTCAATTACTTTGTTACGAAAAAACGGGCGCTTCTTTAAAGCACGAAGTTGTGTACGACTTAACTTATGTCTTTCAACAACGTACTGTGCTTCATCCATGTTGTTTGCATCTGGATCAGGATACATATTCCAGATACTAACATGATTAATTTGTGGCATAACTTTGTATGTAGGATTGTATGAACCATCTTCTTCCCAGTTAGGATATTCTTTATTTGTAGCAAATGGCCCCTTAAGAACACCTGTTCCAAAAAGTGCCATTTCAAATGCTGTACTACGAAGATGCTTAGAGGCATTACTTTCCTCTAGCTGATCCATAATCTTTTTTTCCATTTTCTTTGCAGCAACCATAGCAGGACTAAATGTTGCAGCAGTCGGACTTTTACCGACTCCCTCCTCAATAGGTAGTCCTTCCAACTTTTCTTCAAGCGGTCCTAATTCTAAACTAGTAAGTGTAGCACCAGCCGGAAGACCTTCATCATCTCTATTACCATATGGATTTTCAAACTCTTTTAATTGTTCTGGTTTATTTGGATCAAAAGATACATTTTCTGTTATACCTTCTGGCATTCTTGTGGGTTCAATACTTAATGGAAACTTTTGTCCTGCAAATAAAACATCTACAACCTGCCCATACGCAGCCAATGTTTTTGTTTTTGTTACCTTAATAAATACACGAGACTTTTCTGCTTCTGTAAATTGTACTTCTTGTCCATACAATCCTCTATAGTTTGTATAAGCTTTTAACCATCTTTGCTCATCTGTTTTTCTATAATCTTTTGCAAGCTGATACTTGTGATAAATATAATTTACAACAGGTGATATACCAGCATCCTCTATAACACTGTCATCCTCAATATCCTCTAACGCAATAGAGGTTGCTTCAATTAATGAGGTATCTTCATCAGCCATTTATTTATCCTTATAATTCTGTCTTTAATACTAATAAAATATTTTTCAAAATGATTATAATATAGGTATAAAAACATTTTAATATCCAAATGTCGCATCTGCAGGTTCATATCGACGATGCGAATGGGGTATATCAAAATCAAAAATATTAAATCTTGGTCTAGACATTATACCATACCTAAGTGCATCATACAAGTGGTCTTCAGCTTTTGTATCTACATCTTCAGGATTATTTTTATCAAGAGGTATAGCGGGTATTTGAGCTATTGTATTTACGCAATTATCAAAAAATACTAATCTTGCTTCTTGTGTGTATTCATCTATTTGTAAACGTCTGTGCAATTCGTTTTTACCCGAAACTCTACTTCCCTTACTTCTATCAGAAGGTCGCCACCTACAACCCTTCATTATCATTTGTTCTGCAAGAGATGGCCCTGTATCACCACGCTTATGCCAAAGACTACTATCTAGCACACCGTATTTTATATTGCCGTCATCCTGTTCTAAATCTAAAACCATATCAGCTAAATCTGTCGCAAGAACTTTAGAAACATATAGTTCTCTGTAAACTATTAACTGCTCATCTGGAGCAATCGTAAACCAAAGCACACCAGTATGGGAACCATAACCATAATCGCAAGCCCTAAACTTTCTCCAATTGTGAGGGACTTCAAAAGGAGCAATGACATGATGTTCTCTAGTGAACTCCGTAAACGCCGCGCCTTCTTTAATATCCCAATCACCATGTAGTAGTTGCCTTCTTTGTTGTTCAGGCAGAGACAAAAGCATTGCTTCGTAATCGCCTGATGCCGCAAGATAAGGATTGTCTACTAAAGATGCAGGAATAAATCTTCGTTTAAATAAGGGCTGTCCTGCTTTATTATGCCCTTCTGGAAAAATTAAGTCGACTCCTGTTTCTATATCAACAGCGTTAAAAGTGCTATTCGCGGGTGAAGGATCAATAAACATTTTCTTGACCCAACTATGCCCCCTACCACCCGGATTGGTAGTAGCCCTCATAAAAATGGGCAAATCAGGGGCAGTGGACCGTAGACGAGAGCGCATATAGTTCCATGCATATGGCGTAGGCCATTGTGTTAACTCGTCAAAGCCTATCCAGCTAAAAGCCAGACCCTGATAACGCAACACGTCCTCATCTCTATCAAGGTACGACATCCAAAGTCGCGCACCAGAAGGCGCAGTCCACTGCATCTTTCTTTCTGACCATTTAATTCCCGGCCAGATTTTCGGATACAGTTCCTGTGACTTGTATATTAGCTCTCTTAGTTCTTCTGTTGTATGCCTAAGTAACAAGCCACTAAAGTCGGGGTGTCCAAAGTAACGCAATGGATCAGCTAACATGGCATAGGATTTGCCACCTCCTGCTGCACCCCCATATAAAACCTCACGTTCACTTGCCGCTAAAAATTCTGTTTGCGGCCCTTCGTTTGGTTTAAATATTACTACATGTGTATCCTCTACAGCATCAACTGTTTTTTCCTTTACCTCAGTCTGCTGTAGCGGTTCTTGCTCCAAGTCTTTCGGTTTCGAGTTCTTTTGCCTTTTCGATTGCCGTTTCCGCATATTCTGCCCACTTGCGGAGGCTTGTAATTTGTCTCTTACGCTGCTGCTCATGGGCAAGTCTTTTCCTTAATCCTACGTGTGAAATGTATCTTTCAGTACGAGTAGATAACCAGTTAGCCACCTCTCTGTAAGAATACTGTTTAACATGCTGTCTTGCTTGCTCCAAAGCGTCAAGCTGTTGTGGTATTGGCCTAAGAATATTTGAATCGTTTTCGTCTAGTTTATAACCAAATGGAACAGTACGTGCTATACGAGGTATAGATATCCACTCATCTTCTTCTTTAATATCTGTAGGCTGTGGTAATTTCCACTCGCCAGCAGTTCTACTCATTCGTATCTTTTGCAGGTAGCAGCATAATACCACCAGAACTTTCCACCTGCATTTTTTCCGTCTTGACAATGCCGCTTCGATCTAACAGTTCCTTTGCAGCATTTAGCTTATCGCGTATACCCAATTCTGTTGGCTGAAGTACTCCACTTACCATTGCCATAGCTGCACGAGGTGCATTACGCGCCATATACAACTGTGTAGCTTCAATAACTTCTTCTTTTAGACCACGAATTATTTCTGTGGTACTTGTAGTTTCAGAATATCCTGCAAGCAGTTTTGCTTTTACTACATCTCCATCTGCTTCATCAAATAAAACAGATAAAAATTTATTCTGCTTTGCTGTAAGATTTCGAGTCATCATACTTTCTTTCTATGATAATTTATGCTTTATCCAATCTAACAATTGTTTTAATAGTTTATGTGCCTTTGCAACAGGCCACATAACC